GCCAGTTTGTCGTTTGTGACTTGGTCGTCTCCTATATGTACGGTATCTATAGAACCGTCTACATACTGGTCGCTGTCTACAGAGTTTGCCGACATATGCGCGAGGTCTATCGCCCCTGCCGCGATGTGTTCGGAATCAACGGCACTGTCTGCCAGTTTAGTTCCGTCTATCGCGTCTGCGGCTATCTTTGCAGTAGTTACTTGCAAATTGCCGATATGAGCGGTGTCGATTGCTCCTGCTGTGATATGTTCGCTGTCAACAGCGTTATCCGCTATCTTGGCTCCAGTGACTGCGTCTGCTCCGAGTTCTGCCGTTCCGACCGCCCCTGCAAGTATCTTATCGGCTGTAACTGCGTCTGTGCCGATTTTCTGAGCTGTTACTGCTCCATCAAGGATTTTGACTGTGGTTACTGAATCATTCGCTATGACTGCAGATGGACTTAATGTAGGCGAGTTTACGCCGTCGTGGTTATGCCCTGTGGTTACGTCGAATAATTCATCGTGAAAGTCTTTCTCGATAAACTCCCTCAGTTGAGGGTTTCTGACTTTGTTGTAATTGATTTCTATTGCTCCTGCCATTTTAATGCTCCTTTCAATGTAGGGGGGTCAA